ATAAGTCACAGCTGACAAAAATAATTTATTACCTGAAATAGAGCTGTACTGCAACAAATCATTATTGATTTTTATTTTACATAAAGCTGGCATCTTGTACACAGAAGCAACTGGAGTAGTTGTAACTGTAGCATTTATTGCAGAAGTTAGAGTAGTGGTAATTCCATCAGAAGCACCATCACTTGGTGATCTATAAATTACATATTCAGTTTGACCATTAACTAAACTAAAAGCATGTTCTCTTACTTGCCAAAAATGGATACCTCTATTGTCCCATTCTTGAAGCATTATGTTCAATGATCTTCTAGCTGAACGAAGGTCATTACCTGAGTAATCAAAGAAACCTAATCTTTCAAAAGCTTCAGTTATAATATCGTCGATCGAGAATGTTTTCTCGAATGTAGTTGTGCCTGAGAAAGCCAAGTTGCCTCCTACGTGTTACTTCCGCCGCTATGCATTACAGTTACACTGTGAATATGTTCAGTGGTGAATGCAGAGTAAACATCAGTTTTAAATAAAATAGGACCTGGAAAATTAATCACGATGGGATCAGCTTTTGCAGGTGTTCTAACTTTATATTTTATAGTACCTGAAGCTCCTCCATCCCGAAGAACTAAATTGCCAGCAGTTCCTAAACTATCTATGTAAACTCCGTGTACTCTTGTTCTTCCAACTTGAACAGTTGTGCCTTCAGTGTTTACAAATGATGCTTGTAAATCTTGCGATGATCCAAATGTTGACATAATTTTTATCTCCTTAAAATTTATATGTGGGGCCGAAGCCCCACACTAATTATTTATTACGTATCGCTAAATGGTGTAACAATAGTTCCTGATCCTAAGATCAAAGTATTGTGTACCAAGTATTGAGCTGCTTCTAAAGCAGTAACTGTAATTACTGAACCTACGATTCCACCAGTTGTTGTTCCATTCATAGAAAGAACATCATTTGCTGCTGCAGGAAAGAAAGCTTTTTTAGCTCCATCATTCACTGCAATCATAGCTGCGCCTGTGAATTTATCCACACCATCAGTTATGATTTGAACATCAGTTGCTAGTGTATCTATGTAAAACATAAATGTAGCACCAACGTTATTTAGGTTATTGTAATCAGTATCACCTGCTGTTGCTCCATTAGCATTAGTGTTAATGCTTGGTAATGCATAGATACCATCTGCGTCTTGTGAAATTAAAATTCTTCCAGCATGAGCATTTACAGTTAGCGGTAAGCCAGCTGCACCTAAGCCAGTAGAATTAATTGCTTTTGTTACTCCAGGGCCTGTATTTATAAAGCCATTTTTAGAAATGACCGGTCCTGAAAAGGTTGTATTTGCCATAGTATTATTCTCCTAGTTTCCGTTCACATAGTCTCTAGGCCGTCGACTGTACGCGTCTATGTAAACTAATTAAATTATACAGTGAGTTTTTTATACACTAGTTTTTAGTAGAGTGCAAGAGAGCCTGTAGTGTGGAGTGAATTTTTCCAACGATGTAGCTTTTTGTTTAAGTAGCTACGGAAACTTGCGGAGCAGAGTCTTCAACTTTATTACGCATGTGTTCTCTTTGCGCCTCTGCCATCTTAATATGACTTAAAACATCTCGAACTTTTCGATCTATTTTAACCATATTGAGAGTATATCTACCCTCTTTAAGATGCTCTTGCTCCCACTGTAGATCTAGACCCCTCTTTTGTTGGTAAAGGTCCTGTAAGTGTTGCATCATTTTTTCCATCTATAACCTCCTCATAGGTTATTCTGTTCATCCTGTCACTATAAGAGTTTCCAAGATATTCCCAAACTATACTTTTTTCTCCCAACTTGTCAAGTATAGCTTGTTCTAGTGAGGCTGGGTTGTCATTAGCCATAACGTTAAATGTAGCGTGATGATCATACGCCCAGATATTTACTAGAAATTTTACCATTATTCTTTCTATCAGTTAATTGTGGCGAGACTATGTCCCGCCACAAAAAATTACGATTAACTTGCTCCTGAAGATCCGAAGATACCTCTATAGTCAGATACACCGAATCTGTATCTTTCTCTAGCTTTGTATCTTACGTTTCCAGTATCAAAATCACCTTCCATTGCTGTTCTAATAGGTGTTCTTTCAAAATACTTCATTCCGTTAGGAACATCAGTAATGAAGAAGTACGCATTAGGATCAGTTAAGAAATTGTTCACTCTGTAACCTTGAGGAACCATTCCCATAGAAACGATTGCATTGATATCATTGTCAGCAGTGCCAGTTCTACCTTGAGACTTCATAAGTCTTTCAGCTTGGAATTGAAGCTCAGAAGGAACGATCATTTTCATTCCTCTAGCAGCAATTTTAAGACCTCTTTCGTCAGTCATTGCAGCGATGTCAATTAAAGACTGCTCCAATGAAGTTTCGTTAAGGTCAGCCTGTGTAGCCAAAGTGTTTGACACAGTTCCAGCGATCGTTGGGTGAGTAGTTGCAAACAAGTTGCTTCCATCTCCAGAAGTGAAACCACCTCCGAAACCATTGATCAGTGGATTTACTGATTTGATTTGTTTAGTATTCGCCATAGATCTAGCTAGCGCTTTTGTATATCTAGACGCAAGTCTATCATACAAGTTGTCCTCAATCGCTTCTTCAGTGATTGCGAACGCAAGCGCAACAGTTTCCATAGTGTATCTAGCTGTGTAAGTCTCTTGAGCATTGTCAAAAGTTACGCCAGAACCTTCAGGTTTAACTGCAGCATTAGCAAAACCAGATAACATAACTTCTTCTTCAAACGCTCTGTCTGAAGTTTCTGTTGTGTAGATCTCAGCATGCTGATTCTCATAACGTTTATATTCCAGTCCGAATAGTGCATTCAGGCCTGGTTCTAGTTCTTTAACTAGTTGTCCTCGTGATATAGCCATGTTTTTTCTCCTATTCTAACTATTATATTCCTGCCGTAGCAGAGTTGTATATGTGTTCGTTAATCATCACAACCCAATTCAAATAACCAGCGCCAACTGTACTGTTGTCGATGTTAGTTGATGGACCTATGATTTTTAACTGACCACTTACTGTTGATAGCGTATTGTCATCTAACATTGAGTTAGAAACAAAGTTCGCTGCAACACCAGCTGAAACAACGATATCCGCATTCATGAATACATCAGTCTGCGCTGAAGCAGTTGATATATCAGTTTGGATTTCGAATCTTTCATATGGGTCGTCACTTACGAATGCTACTATATCAGATGCTGCAACTTGAGCATAGTGATTAGCAAACGTAGGTTTACTTGTATTTGGGTCTGTGTAGAAAACACCATTAAGTGATCCAAGTAATCTGTCTCCAGCTGCAGCTTGTTCGATAGTTCCGCCAGCTACTGGTTTTACAGCATCTTGAAAATAGATAGTAGTCGCATAGTTATTTGCGATACTATATTCACTTAAACCTTGGTTGTCTCTATTTTGACCAACTTTTCCGATCGCTCTTAGACCGAAAGGTTCGTTTTTATTTGCCATAGAGGCCTCCTTATAAATGTACCTGCCCTTGCGGGCCTCCAGTACGGGTTAAATGAACTTTAATGGTTAGGAAATTGTTTAAGATTTCTTTGAGCCACCAAAAGTTACACGAGTCTGTCTATCAATATCGATAGGCATACTTGGGTGCTCTTCCTTCATCAGATCATTATCCAGAGCTTTTTCTTTTTCATTATGCTGTGCTGCATAATATTCTTGTCTCTGTTTAATTATCTCTTCAGGTATCCTAGCGAGCAGTAGGCCGCCAACTCCGATCACTCCTGAGTATTTCCCGTCTTCAATGACTGGAAATTGTGAATCTGGGTATTCATCGGCACGAACTAATTCGTATCCTTCTCTTAACGAGGCAGATACATTTTTCGTATCTTGAAATCCCATTGACTCAGCTCTAATCCATCTATGTTTAAAACCTGATGGAGCAGGTGGTGAATCTAAAGGTGATGGTGGAGTCCAAACTTTTTTATGAGCTGTTTTTTCTCTTGTTTGACTCGCACGTGAGGTCTTCTTGTCTATTGTATTTTCCATATGCTTATCCCTCCTTCGTGATATTTAATTGTTTCGCATACTCTTCGAGTGGCACACCTAATTTTTTGGCGATAGTAACCTGTGATGGTGTGAGCCTCACAGTTTTGCGACCAGATTTGGTACTTCGCTTCGCCGAAGCTACTGTTTGTACCGGAGCAGGTCGTGTATTTTCTCCCGAACTATTAGTATTACCAAATTTGTGCGGAAATTCAAGTCTTATTCTTTTATCTATTTCAGAATAATACTCATCACTCGATGGGTCAAAACCCTCTGATTCAGTTAACTTTTTATGAAGATCAAAAGCTGTGTAAGTCATAGCTGTATCTTGACCAAACCATGAATTTTTTTCACTCCATGCTTCAGCTTTAGGATCAGGTGAACCTTGTGCTGCTTGTTGTCTTCTTAAATTAACCTCAGGTCTTGCTTGTGGTTGTTTTTCTAGATTCTCTCTAGCGAGTTTTGCTTCTTCAAGTCTAGCTTTTTTAACACCTAACTCAGAGATAGAAGCCATAGCATCTGCTTCAGCGCTTAGATCATTTGCTTCTCTAGCTGCTGCAAGTTTTGCTTTTGCTGCTTCAACACCTGAAGTAATACTTTCTTCAGACACAGAAAGAAAATTAGGTTCTATTTTTTCTAATTTAGCTTCTGTTTGTTTTTTCTCTTTGATAGTTCTTTCAGCGTAAGATAAAGCTTCATCTTTTTGTCTTTCAGCTTCTCTCCACTTCTTAGTTAACTTTGCTATTCTTTTCTGTACACTATCACTGTACTGTTCTAATTCTTCTGTATTTTCTTTCTTGTCATCTAATTTGACTTCTCTTTCATTTTCGTAAGTCTTATCCTCTTCAACAGGTCTTACAGCCGGGTTTTCTTTTACTTCCGGTTGTTCAACTTCTGCTTGATCTTTTTCTTCAGGTAAATCGACGTCCATTGCTGGACCAGAGGTGTCGATATCAACTGTTTTTTTCACTTCGTCAGTGTCTGGCATAGTATCCTCCTATGTTGTTAATATTGATGAAGTATATCTTCAGGGTTATCGATTGTAGCTAATACTTCATCATCGTTTAGCAATCTAACTTCACCCCCGTCAATTTGTATACGGCTTCCTGCATATCTTGCAAAGACAACCCAATCACCTTTTTTACACCAAGGTCCTTCAGGAAATTTTTCTTTGTCATAACAATGTGGTCCCATTGCTAGAACCAAACCGCATTGAGATGCAACTTGTTGTTTCTCTAAAGTATCTTGTCCTAAAATTAATCCACCTTTAGTTTTTTCATTCATCTTGAAAGGGAGAAGTAACATTCTCCAACCAGTGGGTTGAGGTAATCTATCTGATTCTTTTGATTTTAATCTATCGTAAGTTTTTTGTTCTTTATCTTCGATCTCTTTATTTTCTTTTTCGTACTTATCCGCCAAAGCATATTTAATCTTTGGGCTCTCCGAATTTGATAACTGTTCCTTTTTCATCTTTTTGCTCCTTCTTGTTTAGCAGGTTAGAGATATCCTGTGATATTTTAAAGTAGGCATGTGCCTGTCCCATCATATACTTATATTTTTCCATATTGTCAACACTGCCCGCAATCATAGCGTCACCAATTTGTTGATAAGATTCTTTCAGTTCTCTCTGTATTTTAGTTATTATTGTTAGCTCGTCCATTTTTCTTTTTTCCTTTCTTTTTGCATTTACACCTTGGTGCAAATAAATTTTCTATCCACGCTGTAGAATTATCTAAAAAAACACAAAATTTTATAATATATTTATCTAACATTTCCATCTTTTCCTAGCTTGTCTTAGTCTTGAATTAGGATCTTTAGCAGCCTTAGGAAATTTTTTCATTTGCCCTGCTGATCTTGCACAATATGATTTACGTCTATTTGCATCTTTAGAACCAGGTTTTACTTTACCTGTCACAGCTGTTTTTAATTTTGATCCAGGATTTTTTCTTCTATAAGCAGCTACACCTTTAGCTGTCATACCTGCACCAGATTTTGTTGATCTAAAATTTTTTTTATTTCTAGCAGGCATGTTATCTTGTTTTCTCATATCAAACCTCCCATGCTTACTTTTTTTCTTTTTGTAAATGTTGAAACGTTAGTTGGCTTACCGCCAGGATTACCCGCAGCTCTCTTTCTGCTGACAGCACTCGCCTTTTGCGACTTTGTCATCCGTGTGGCTTTTGCAAGTGGAACGCATTTCGGATATTTTCTCTTTGAGCCTTTTGACCTCCCGCATGGTTGATATTTTCCATTCTTCTTCGGAGCTCCAATATCGACCCATTTTTCTTTTACCCATTCTCTTAATCCTTTCTCGGCCATTAGACATCAACCATCATCGTTAAATCTTCATCAACGATTAGACCTCCGTTAGCGGC